CCGAGATGGTGTACCAGGTGCAGGGTAACCTGGTCATCGCCCTGGCCTCGGACGATCGCCGCTACCGGCTGCGGGTGGAGCAGGGCGAGGTGGCCCTGTACGACGACCTGGGGCAGAAGGTGCATCTCTCCAGAGGGGGCATCCTGATCCAGTCGGGGCAGATCACCACCGACGGTTATGCGGTCTTTACTGGTCACGCCGAGGTCGGCACCGGCAAGAGCGGCACGTTCGTGGATAAACTGGGCAAGGTGGTTACTGTGCGCGATGGGATCATAGTGGGGCTCGACTGATGGCCGAATATCTGGACTCCGTAACGGCCCGCATGCAGGGGGCCACCGATTGCAAGGGCCTCGCAGAGGCGGCGCAGAGCGCTATCGACTCGATAAAGCAGGCGATACAGGACTGCAAGGACCAGAGCCAGGAGCTCGCCGAGATGATGGTGCCGCCCACGGACCTGGCCACCACCATCCACTGGATCAAGTTGCAGATCCAGACCTACGTCGTCCCCTATGCGACCTACCTGCGGCAGCTGGAGGAGTACACGGCGGCTCTGGGTAAAATACAGCAGATCCTGGCGGATAAGGCGCGCGAGCTGGCCTGCGCGGATGAGGTGCAGCAGTAATGTACACCATCACCCCCAACGGCACCGGCGCCGACCTGAGCTACACCGAGGGCTCCGGGAGCGACCTGTTGAACAACGTCTGGCTCTCGCTCAACATCCCCCGGGGCTCCTGGTGGTTCGACCAGGCCTTCGGGCTCCGGAAGCGGCCGAACATGAAGAATACCCCGGCCCTGGTGCAGCTGCTGCAGCAGGACTGCCGCGACGCCCTGCAGTGGCTGCTGGATAACAGGCGGGCCACGGCGATCGAGGTGGATGCCCAGGAGGTTCCCGGGGACCGCTTCCGGGTCCGCCTGGCCTGCCGGATCACCGGGGCGAACGGCAAGACGGTCAGCTACGATAAATTCGTAAAGGTGGTCTAGATGGCATTTAACGACTCATTCGACACGATACTGGCCAGGATCCTGTTGGACCACCAGGGGCAGGATCCCACGGTTGACGTCTCCAAAGGAAGCCCGGTTTTCATCAAGTCCGCGGCGCTGGCCGCGGCGATCTGGGGGCTGAACCGGGACGGCGCCTATGTGGACGCGCAGCGCTTCGTCGATACGGCTGACGAGGAGACCCTGGACCATTACATAGCGGTGCGCAGGCTCCAGGTAATCGCGGGTGAGGGGAAGGCCTCCAAGAAGGCGCGGGTGCAGGACGATATCCAGCATCCGCCGGCGGGGGGGAACAAACATGATTACCCGCGCTGGTGCCGGGAAGCCTCACCCCTGGTCACAAAGGCCTGGTGCATCCCTTTAGGGCAGGGGCCAGGTACCACCGACTGCGTCATCCAGGCCGACGCTGCCGTGACTGGTTCGGAGATCCCCAGCGCCGAACTGTGCGCCCTGGTGCGGGCTTATATCGTCGACATCTGCCCCAACGATGTCAAGTTCTTGCGGGTGCTGCCGATCGAGCTGCTGCCCCAGGACGTTAACATCGTCCGGGTACAGGCCGACTATCCCGCGGCCTCGGCTACGCTCGACGTGACCGCCTACCTGAGCGCTATGGAGCCCGGAGCTACGCTCTACCTGGACCAGTTGAAGACCCTGGCGCTGGGCGGCGGAGCGGGGAGCGCCCCGGTTGCAACGCCTGCCGCCGATGTGCCGACCACCGCCTACCAGGCAATCCGGCCCGGAGCGATCAATGTCACATAGGGATATCCTCAAGCGATTGATACCGGTTGAGCTGGGCGGGGTCTCCGAGTCCGATCTCAGCGTCGAGGGCGATCAGCTCGACCTGGTGCAGGGTGATATTGAGGCGCAGCGCCAGCTCATCATAAACGATATCGACACCCTTGCTCCGCCGACCGACGGCCGGATCAAGCTGGTGCCAGTGCGCGGGGACATCAAGAAGCCCTACTTCGTGGCACGAGCCGCGGCGCTTGGCTACCAGATTCGTATTGAGGACTACACGCCCTCCATGGCCGACTGGCTCTGTGCCGGCGACGAGCTGATCGACGGCGAGCCCTGGGAGGACTTCTCAGCGGGCCTAGGCAACGCCGGCGACACGCTCTCCCAGGAGGATGCGGTGCTCCCCTGGATCTGGAACGTTGTAGTAGTTGCTGTACCGGATCCGCTGGCGAGTCCTGGCCTTGAAGCGCTGCTGGACGACCTTAAGCCGGCGCATATCCAGCTCAATTACACCTATATTTAATGGGGGTTGAACCATGATTAAACAGCTGCTTACTCTCTGCCTGGCCCTGCAGCTCCTGGGTGGAATTGCCCTGGCCGACAAGACGACCTTTGTCGATGGCAACGCGGCTACCCGCTCTCCCGGGACGCGCGTCACGGCAACGTTCCTTAACGCCGTCAACCTGCACCGGCACGACGGTAAAAACGTGGACGGCTCCGGAGTGCTCGACTATGCCCACGATACCGGAGCGGCCAATGCGATCGCCATAACGCTGGCACCCGCTCTCGTAGCCCACGTGGAGGGAATGCCGGTCTACCTCAAGGTTGCCTCTCCCAATACCGGGCCGACGACCCTGGCCATTAACGGCCTGGCGCCGGTCGAAATCGTGCATCGGGACGGCTCCTCCATGGCTGCCGGCGATCTGCTCGCAAACCAGATCATCGGGGTGGCCTACAACGGCAGCCACTACCAGCTGACTCTTTACGAGCCTCCGCTTGTCACCAACGTATTAACCGTCGGCGGGCAGACCGCGGCGCAGCTCTCCCCCCCGGGAGCTCTGCAGGCGTTCGCCATGCCGACCTCGCCTGTCGGCTGGCTCCCCTGCGACGGCAGGGTCGTATCGCGTACCACCTACGCGGCATTGTTCGCCGCGATCGGCAGCACCTGGGGAGCGGGCGATAACGTCACCACATTTCATCTGCCCGACCTGCGCGGAGAGTTCCTTCGGGGCTGGGATAACGGGCGGGGTATCGACACCGGCCGGGTATTTGGGGCCGAGCAGTTGGACGCCCAGCAGCCCATCGCCGGAACGCTGGCTACCAGTAACGGTGGTACCGGGCCGTTCCAGGAGAATGGTATATCGGTGTCAGCCTTCGACAAGGGAGGTAGCGCCACTGGGACCACATTTGACTCATCCCTGGTGGTCAGGACCGCGCCCGAAAACCGACCACGCAACATCGCGATATTTTACGCGATCAAATACTGAGGGAGGAGACCAGTGCAACGACCCGACACCCCTGATGGCCTGTTTCACCCTGGGGACCCTCTCACCGGCCAGAAGGGCACGCCGGTCACTGCCGCGTTCCTGAACAGCCTGCTGGACATTGGAATCATAACTGACCTGAACGGATCAGGCAAACGATGCCAGATTCAGGCCCGCTTCACCGGGGTCAACCCCGCCGACGGTAAGGACATGTGGGAATTGGAGGTAAACACCGTATGATGAAATGCCTATTGATTGCGATCGCCCTGCTGATCCCCCTTGCCGCGCACGGCACCGTGCTGACTGGCACAACCGCCATACCCGGTACCGGCCTGAGCGTCGGCAGCGCCTACTACCTCGGCACGAGCGGTCTGGCGCTGGCGAGGGCCAATTCGCTGTCAACCCTGCCGGCTGTCTGCATAGCGACCACGGCCACTACTTGCGTGGCCGGCGGGACGTTCGTGGCGTCGGGTACCATCGGCAACGGCAACATCGGTGCCACGGTGTACGTGAGCTCCACGACAGCCGGCGCCCTGGTGACCACGCCGCCCTCCGCTGGGAACTACCTGAGCGCGATCGGCACGCTCACGGCACCCAACGTGCTTTCGATATCGCCCTCCACCTACGTATTCGGGCTCTGATATGACGCGACGCCTCAACATACTCGTTGCCCTGCTGCTGGCGCTGGTCGGGGCCGCCGGTCCCGGGCATGCTACCTTTGCCGTGAATGGCCGCCAGGCCTACACTGTCAACGGGCGCATTCCGGTATCGGTGAACGGTATCCAGCTGACGCCGCCGGTAGAGGGCAGTGTATCAGCCGACCTCCTGGGCAGCGGATCTGCCGGAGGCTACGGCCTGCTGACCGCGTCGGGGCTGGTGTTCCCGGTCGTCACCAGGAGCGTGCCTGGGTACGGGGCGGCGACGGGCGCGGGCGGGCTGACGGTTGCGGTCGCCAGCCCGGTCAGCCGCGGCGTCTCAGGGGGCGGAGCTTCCGGGAAGGCGGGCAGCCTATCCGTGGTAGGCACGACGTTAACGATCACTAGCGTATCGCAGGGATTCACCGGGGTCGGGTCTGCAGGCGGATATGGAGCGCTGTCCGTCGCAACGGTGGGTGCGGGCGGTAGCACGATTTCTCTTACCGGTCAAGGCGCGCACGGCGGGGCCTCGCTGGATAGCGATTACCTACAGATCATCAGCCTCCCGTTGGACTCCCAGGGAGTTGCCGGAGGCGCGGGACTACTCACAGCGACCGCAGGTGCACCTAGTATCTCTAACGGGTCGGCAGCCCTGGTGCCGAGTGGTGTTAGCGGCGGCTATGGTCTTGTGACCGCATCAGGGCTGGTCTTTGGTTCTGGGAGTTTATCAGGCATGGGGGGCTCAGGTGGGACCGGGGCTGTTACCGCAGCCGCCCAGGCAGCCGGTACCATTACGCTGGCTGGAGCTGGTGCTGGTAGCGGGAGCGGCATTCTCTCCATATCGGCACAGCGCGTCGCCGTGGCGGCACTTTCCGGATTAGGCGCCTCTGGCAGCGCCGGAAGCGTTACTGCGAACGCCCAGGCTACCGGTGCGATCGCGTTAGTGGGAGCCGGTTCTGGCAGTGGTGGCGGGGGCCTGTCGGTTTCAGCATTACACGTTACCTCGCCGGTACTTACCGGATACGGTGCGGCTGGGGGGGCATCCTCTGTTACTGCCACTGGGGCCGTCGGCTATCCTGTTGTCGCGCTGATGGGGACTGGAGCTGCTGGGGGGCTAAGCGCATTATCGCGGTCTGTTGTAATACCCGATCCTGACTACTTTAGCACCAGCTCTGAAGGCTGGACGCTCACTAACTGTACTTACGGAGTTGATGATGGCTCTGGCACTAATAAAGCCGTCTATATAAACTACTCTGGTATCACACAGAGCGTTTATGACGAAAACTCAGAGACATGGAGTGATGTAGACCAAGTACGCACAGCAGAGTTGCATAAGAACATTACGCTAACAGTTGGGCAAACCTTGACCTTCCGTTACAAAGCTACAGCCGGTCTTTCTATTGGTATCGGGTACCACGGGCGAGGTTCAGACTTCCCTTCAGGCGGTGGTGCTCCGGTTTTAGATGGAGCGTGGCATACCATTTCTTTAGTTGTTACTGAGGCGCAGAGCGCAACAAATAAGGATATTATGGTGCAAGCCGTAACGGGGTACGGTCCGACTGGATTTTACACCGGATTTGTGGATGACATAAAGGTGACCGGGCCATGATAGCTTTAAGCGAAACCACTTCAACTATAACAATTAATGGCTGGCAGGAGACTGTCACCATTAGCAAAGACGCGATCAGCTCACTTATCTCAGGACACGTCTCTGATACCGTGATGACGGTTGCAAACCAGTTTACCGTTCAGAAAAACTCATTTTTTAGCCAAAGCGGTTGTTTCGTTACTGGATTCCAGACTACGCCTTACGCCCAGAGTATAGGGACCGACCATTACGGGACCTACTTTCAGCTAACGCTCAATCTGAAAGGGAAGCCGACTAACGACTCTGGGGCTCAGTACACATATTCTCTCCGCTTTAGGTTCTATGACGGTAGGCCGCTCTTCGAGTGGAAAGTAATTACAGAAAGTTCTGGGGCTGACCATGTGGCTAATGTGCTTAACATGGTTGCTGGTAAAAACGCTCAGACAAGATATGCCAGTTTCTTAGATACCTATGCAGTCCAGACCCCCATGAGCGTATGGACGCCTATTGGCCAACCTGTCAGCAACCCAACATCGGGGTGGATGGCGGGTCATAACTTTTACAGCAACGATAATGTGGGGGTTTGCCAGTATTTAGATCCGACCAGCACAAACTATGATGCCAGTTCGGATGATTATTGTTTGCTGGAATGGTCATGGTACGACGACCAAAATGAAGTCATGCACAATGGCTTTACCGCCACGATTACCGCAAATGCTATCTCAACAATTGTTTATCGACGCTTTGGCGGCGGGATAGTTACTTTAGTCCCGTCATATCGCGGATGTATGGAGTTCAGTAAGTGGACTCAGAGGGACCGTGGGACTCTTGCGTATACCAAGGGGCAACTTGGCATTACCTACATGGCATGGCCATATACGGGTACTACCGGTTATTACAATGGTTTTACCTATGGTTTTAAACAAGATGATTTTTATAATAATGAATTGGAACTTAGCAGCAAGGGCTATCCAATTTCAACATTTCTATTTGACGCGAGTGCAATACGATTTAACAGCACAACTGGTGGATGGGAATATAGTGTAGCGATAGATACCGGCAGTTCTTTTGCTAACTATAGGGGCACAGGTAAAAATCTAGCTCAGTGGGCTAAAGACAAAGGTTATATCCCTGGTTGCTGGATCAATCTAACAGGCGGTGACCCTAACCTTATAGCATCCAGCCTCGTTGGTATGGGGTTTAAATATGTCAAGATAGACGGTGTCGCCCCGTCTATTGACAATTATTTTTCCGTCAAAAAGATAATCGACAGTATTAAGGCCCTTGATCCTACCTTTTTTGTTGAGGTGGGCCAGGCATACCTTTCGTCTCTGTCAGATTCATTTAGGACAAACGATTTTTATTTTATCGGGGATGATGTTTATCAGACTGTTGCGGAGGACAGATATAAGTTCGCAATGGCGCATGCCCCTAACAAAGTAATTGATTGTTGTGGTATTGGGACCACTTACCCTTTTAAGCAAGAGTATTCTCCGGGAAGTGATGATGGCGAAGGTAATGTAGTGCCTGATACGCCCGCATCTCACACCACGACTGCTGTAATTGAAAATCTGCTAAATATTCAGTTTGGTTATGGGCGGGGGAATATATATTTTACACAGTATATCCTGATGCACATCGCAGATATAAACGGGGTGCTGCTATGGGGACAGTGGTTTGCAGACCAGTTTGCGGCTGCAGAGAGTCAAATCCTTGAGGTCCTGCACCAATATGCAAATCTACCTGCTGAAGTTCCAACGCGAAATATAGTTGGGGATTGGGAGACATCCTTTGACACGGTTCTGACCTATTCCAATGGGAATACCGTTACCTATAGTGCGGCAAATGGCCTCACAATTAATACAGGACAGCAATCTCTTCCCCCAACTAACCGGATTCAGTCGGCAGTTATCCATATGAAGTAAAAAGGAGGCTACATGAAAAAACTCATCATTCTCTCGGTCCTAGCGCTAACTGGCTGCGCCACTGTGCAGCCGCAACCCCAACAGATCGGCCAGGGCGGATCAGCTGGCGCAGCTCACCAGTGCGACGTATCGAGCACGACCGTCAACGGGCTTACCTCGGCAACCATCACAGTCAGATAGTAACCGCGGGATAATTACCCGCCCAAAGGAGAGCATCAAAATGAAAAAGCTCAGCATCCTCCTCGCCCTCGTCTGCATACTGGCCTGCTCGACCAGTTCGTTTGCCGCATTCACCGCCGGAATGGGCGCACAGGCCAAGAACGATGCAGTGAACTTCGGCCTCGCATCCAAGAATGTGAAATTTGCCCTGGGGCTCCAGTCTGCGAATACCACCGTCAATACCAATACGGCAGCGTTCAGTTCATTTACTGAAATCACGGCAGCCCATGGCTACACTGCCGGAGGGTTAGCGGTGTACCCGTTGGCGCTTACCTACACGTCGGGGGCAACCTCCCCCATCACCGCTCCTGCTGCCGATATGTCGTGCGCGGCCGGCGCTAATTTTGTCTGGACCGCAACCGACTCGACGGGGATCACCGCAGACTGCGGGGTGCTCTATGACCCGGCGTCCGGCCACATTTACGGCCTGTACACCTGGACCTCGGCGACCGCATCGGGCAACGGGGCGACGCTCACCATTACCCAACCGACGATCAGCAACACCACCCGCGGCATGCTCTACTTCCAGTGAGCCGGCTGGTCATCCTGCTGTTAATTTGCGCCATGGCGCTCTTGTTCCGCTCTCGTCCCGCAACCGCGGCAGATTGGAGCTGGAGCGCCATGGACACCGTACGCGAGGTCGCATCTGCCGGCCTCACGGTTGTTGACTGGGGGCAGACAAGAGACATCAGGCACCACGGCCAAATGGTCGAGCTCAACCCGATCCTGGGCCGCACGCCGACCGACCATGCTATCCGTGGCTATTTCGGCACCGTGCTCCTGGTGCACCCGATCATCAGCGCTATCCTGCCAGCTGAAGCGACCGTGTTGGGGGTAGAGCTGAGGCCCAGAGTAGCCTGGCAATATCTTTATCTCGGAGTGGAGCTCACAGCCACTGCGAGCAACTACCGCGGCGGACTCAGGCTGTCCTTTTAACCCTGGGAGTGACACCGGCGAGGATGCTTTTTAAAGCCCCTTCTTAATGGTGTAGGGATGCCCGGCCAAGTCGGAAAAATGCTGCTGGAAGCTGCCCTGGAGGGTGTGAGCGGTAAACACGAAATAAAGCAGTGAGAAAAGGTTGATAATAACGACAATCATTATCAGTACCTACGCGATTTAAAGGCGGATTCAACGGGGCTTTAACCCTGCTGGCCCCGCCTTTTTTGTGAACAACTTCACTGCCAAACCAATCGCGAATCACTGCCAAACCAATCGCGCCACAACAC